TGGCGAAGGATATCGTTACTGCGGCGCAGTTCACGATTTTCACGTTCCAGCTCTTTCAGACGCTGACGTTCAGCGCTGGTGAGCCCACCATCACCGCCCCGGTATCCCGCTCATGCTGGCGAACCCAGACACGCAGAGTCTCCGGCGTACAGCCAATCTTTGGGGCAATGGAACAAATTGCCGCCCACTGTGAGTCATATTCATCCTGACTTTCCAGAACCATACGGACTGCCCGTTGACGGACTTCGGGGGAAAAACGAGTATTTTTAGTCATCCTGTTTACCTCTTTCTCAGGAAGTTTAGTCTCCAGGATTCCCGGGGCGGTTCACGGCCTTTAACTCATCGCGAATGCCTGCCAGATTATTAACCGGCTGGATTAACTCATCTTCAATTTTCAGTCGGATAAACTTCAACTTTGTAGCCATAGATTCCCCATAAGAATTGACGAGAAATTTGCGCATGCGCAAATCACGCCGTTCATGATTTACACAATCAATCAACAGTCGGTGTCTCAGTACGGCCAGCTCCTCACGGAGCTGCGGGGCTGGCCGCCCTGCTCTCACCGCCTGATTTTTCTGGCCTGAAGTACAATAATGATGTCTGTTTTTGCTTTTTCAGTTGCCGTTGTTCCGAACCATGACGGCAAAAATGACAGGCCCGTATCTGCATTACTGTCTTTATTCTCAGCCAGACCACCAAGTAAAATTATGTCGCCATCCTTGAGCGAAACATCGGTGTTCACCTCCCGTTTAATGAGCGTCGGGCTGTTATTCACCCCAGTCTCTGTTTTTGCAAAATTAGACAGTTGCTGATGAATATTAAGGTCAATCGTAGCAGCCCGGATTTGCGGCTGAACGTTAAAAATTACGCCACTTGAACGATAATCAATGGACTGAACCGGACGACCATCAACATAGCTGACCTGACCGAGTACCGGCACGTCAGATCCCACAGAAAATGATGCTTTAGAGCCATTTCTGACCCGCAATTGTGGCGAACTGACGACGTGAAAACGGCTGTCTGTTCTGAACAACTCATAAAGTGCATCGAGCGATCCAGAACTGAAACGGACAAAGTTGCTGAGTCCTTGTGCAGTACCCGTTTCTATTGTGAATTTTCCCGACATAAGTTTGGCAGCCAGTGCCAGGCCAGAACCATTTCGCTCAGACGTCTGAACCTCAAACACGTACCCGGCGACAATAACTTCTTCGGCGGCCCGGTCGATAAGAGGAAGCAAATCTTCGACCCGCTGAATGTCTTTTTTCGTACCGTAAAAAACAAGTACATCCCCATTTCTGCTCAAAAAATCGGATGCGGTATTGTCTTTAATCATCGCAGGAGAAACATCGCCATGCCCTATTTGCCCACCATTTGAAAATGACCCGCTCACTTGTGACTGAAGAATATCAGCCAGATAAGCAACAGAACGGTACTGTGGTGTGTAAACAAAAGAATATTTCGGGGCTTCGTATACTTTTTTCTCCTGGAGATAAAAGTAATCCACACCATTTTTTCTGGCTACAGAGACTCCGGCATTCTGGAGATAACGCATAATAAACGTATACTCATCCATATCTGGCGTAATATTGAAATTAACTTGTCGTTTGTCCGTGATAAGTTCAGGAGAAACCATGAACGGTTTTCTCATAACTTCAGTATAAAACAAAGTAATGGCATCATTAAGCGTTAATCCTGAGAGATTCAGTATAACGCCTTTTGATAATGCAGGTGGAATCATAAATACCATTATTATGATATAAAATAATTTCATATTAACCCCCAGTAAAATAGGTGACAATTTCACCATCAATGATTCCACTTAAAGTAAAACCTTCTCCGTCGAACTGATTTGCCGGTAGCGTTCTAAACCGACCATTGCTGTCTGTAAGAACAACCTTGCTGACATAATCTGATTTTAACTCCCCGGCAATACGCCAGCGCTTTGAGTACGGGGCATCAGGTTTCGCAATCTTTTCTGATGAAGGCAGTACAACCTCCGGTTCGGTATGTTTCGGCTCTGGTACTGACTCTCCTCTAATATCCACCCAGACCGTTCTTATTGAATATATAGAAGCCAGTACAATAAATAATAAAAATGCAATTTTCACCCAAAGAAAGGCGGATGAAAAAACGTTTTGTCTAGAGTCTGTTGTCGCTTCCATTCCGTTAGTGGTTTCATAAGATTTGTATAATTCAAAAACGGCTTTTTTGTACTGATAGTTACGAGTACTGACTTTATTATTTTTGAATACTTTGGCACCAGAAAAAACATCGACACGATATGACTTTGATAGCCCCAAAGATTTTAGTTTGGTCATCCGGTATGTCGATTCAATACGCTCTTTAAGATACCGGGGTACACCATCTACACCCTGATTGATGATGACCAAATCACATGATACCCCACTAACAGCATGTGTCATATGACGGTGCATTGAAATAAATCTTTTATGTGCCTCAGATAGTTTTGAGTCCGATGGCCATATTGACCATAATTCATCAAGACAAATCAGATCACCATATTCACAAAATGCTGCTTTTTGTTCTGAAGATTCATCATCAGAGTAAAAAGGGAAGAAATCATCCTTTAATATTTCATCCGTCGATGCGAAAACAACACGACCAGGCTGCTTAGTCTTGAATTTAGAACGACAATACTCATGTATTTTCTCTTCATTTATCCCTTTGATATTGGTGATTACACGGCGGCCTGCTGAAACCGCAGGGATAATAACACTGTAAACAACCTCGTATGTTTTACCGCTCCCCATCACACCCATATACAATGATACAGCCATAAAATTATCCTATTACCGGAATTCGACGAATAATAAAGCGAGTCACAAAAGCTGAAAGTATTATGTTAATCCCATCTATAACTTTAAAAACAGAGAAGAAATATTTCAGGCTATCTGGAATACTTGAAATTAACGCAAGAAGTGGGAGTTGGCGATTAACCATATCGAGAATAAGCGGCACGAATTCCTGCACAATAAAATACAATGCAAAAAACACCGTAAACTTCACAATAACTGAGCGCAATAAAAACCCAAGAACGCCATATAAAACAGAGGTCATGATGCCAAACATAAATCACCTTTATGCAGAAAGGATAATTCTGAACGCTGCTATTGAGTAAATGAACAGAAAAATAACACCAATCATCGCAGCGTTATTATTTAATAATGTACAATGTGTTTCTAACTTATATTGTCCGTTAAAAACATCCAGTACAGGTTTTGGACACTCCGCATATTTAATTCTTTCGCTTTCTGCATTAAGTGCATCGGCTGAATCTTCAAAGGGGTTGAATGATAATAATGGAGATAAAATTTCAGTACCTGCAGGTATATTTTCCAGTTCAGGCGGCCCAATACCAGGATCATCACCAAGATTAACCTGTTCTCCTGTCGATGGATTGGTTGGTGTTGTCCCTGTTGTGTCAGCAGGTAGTGTAAAATCGGGTTTGTCTGACGGTTTGAGAAAGTCAGATACAGCGGGCTTTGCAGCACCAGTTGAAGCAGTTACATCACGCGCTGTCACTGGTCTGGTGTGGTCGTATGCAAAACCAGAATACCCTGCTTCGGAGGCTGCTTTTTGCCATGCATTATTTACAACATCAGAAATAACTTCTGGCGAAAGATCTGTCTGCATTTCCGTATCTGAAATGCTATTAATAGCATCCTGTACGCTAACGGTTTTAATTACTTCATTACTACCCGGCACATAATCAGGCTGACATGTAGGCATAACCTTATTTGTACCGCAGGAAACAAGGTTTGCAGTTCGTGATGCCCAAAGCTGTGTTTTAGATGAATCAATATAAAATTTGATGGTTCTTAAATCAGACCTTGTCGGGTCTGCATTATATTGCTCAACTATGTATGTCTGACAGAACGCCGGATTATGCTGGCATATCGACTGAGCTCCCTCAGTTGCTGTAACATAGCTTTCTGCGCCAATATTCCAGTAAAACCCTTTAACACCCTGCTCTCCCGTTATTTCTTTTACTTTGATTTGTACGGAGTCCTCAGTCTCAATTAGCCATGCCACCGCACCGGAAGCGGCAAGAGCTATAAGCGTACCGCGGCTTAACAAAGCCCCTCTGAGTCCAACTGATAACCACGAACGACCAGAGACACCTGCAACGGTATAAGCTTTCGAACCTGAAGCGGTAGAATTTAGATAACCTGAAATACCTTTTAATGTTCCGTAGTATCGAGGATCATTCGCTGAGAAACCACGCTGTGTAATTTTGTTTTTAATGGTTCCTGAAATGGTCTGATTAATAACAGCTGCGTTCTCTGCACTGTATGAATAAAAGCTAATGATAGATAACAACAATGCAATTAAAAGAGTTTTCATTTACCCTCCTAATCCTTTTATAACTGCCCAGGCACAAAGAAGACCCCAGAGAAAACAGGTAATTAGCCAGAAATGTAATATCACAGAAACTCCTGAAGGCAGGGTTTCCCCTGCCCGTATTATCAGGCCCCACGGATCATACGCAGAACTGTTTTTGCCCCGGCAATGGAGGCATAAAGACCAACCAAAATGCCGGCTACGGACATAATTGCCACAATTACACTGTCGAATGACACTGCATTAGTCAATGCAGTAAAATCCACTCCGGCAGACTCTGCTGCATTAGCCAGAAAAGGTACTACGGAAGCAATAACAACAGCTGATTTCAAAATGGTCTTTTTCATAATTAGGCTCTCTTTATCATATTTAAAACGAGTCCAATACAGTGTGATACTAAATAAAGGACGATTACAGAGGTAAAAGCAGTTCCCCATACCAGTGCAATATCTTCTGCCGGAGGGAGCTGCTGATATGGCAACTCAGAGGAATTTAATGTTATTATCTGGCAGTTCTGCTCAGTATTGCCATCACAAATCTTACCAGTCATTATATTCTGAGAAGCCATAGCGATACCTTATTTAGTCTGTTCTTTATTTTCCTGATATGGAATCAGAACGATTCTTCCTACCCGTAATTTCTGGAAATCACCGACGTAAATACTGGATGGATGTAATGTATATAATCCCGCCGGGTATGGTGCCTGACCCGCGTCAAGATTCAACTTGAAGAGTTGTGGATAATCCTGGCCAAGAAAAATATATGCAGACTGCTCATTAATTGTATACGCCTGCCCGGTCGACTTCGACACGCCAGAACGCGTATCGGCAATGGCCTGAGACTGTTTAATTTCAATCTTAATCATTTAAATATCCTCTTATGCAACATGCAAATAACGTGGTTTCACATACCATGATGGAATAAAGCATTCACTTACTGATACTTCTCTCACTTTCTTAACAATAACGGGGCTAAATTTGGAAATATTACATCGCTGAGCAATGTCAATACCTATTTTTCTAAGCCTGGCACGATGGGTTTGCACCTGTGTTTTAGAAAAATCAAATGAGTGACCGTGCATCCACTGGATAGCATACATCGCAGTGGTATTCGCTGATCGAGTTGAGTCAACAATGCCTTCACTGATTAAATGTTCACTAATCGTTTCAAAATCCATCGACGTCACCATAAGCTTTTTATCAAGAGCTAAAAAATCATCATGTAAATTATTGAGTATTGAATAGTCGGAAAGCCCCCAGTAAATAAGATGGTTACGTTGCAGATACCGGGATTTAAGTTTTTGCTCAAATCTGACTACGCCCTGTTCCTGACAGAAATCAATAATCTTTTTGATGTATGAAACTTCAGCTGATGAATCCCCGAATTTATTCTTTATTTTATTAAGGGAGTGAAGCTTAATTTCATGTGCTTTATTATATACAGTCGGATAAATGAGCAAGGCGTTTCCTTTTTTGGATAGCCAGTCAACTGATTTACCGTTGCTGTGTAATCGCGGCTCACTATTGCGATACCGTAATGTTGAAAGGCCCGATATATAGTCATCTACATTATCTGCTCCGACTGTTCGGTTGGATGTAATGTGAATTTCACGAATACATGCGCCATCAGTAACCGTTCCGGCCTTTTCAGTTTCACTTGCCTGTCTCTGCCACAATTTCGTACATTTTGTGAATTCCGGCAGACCAAGGTCATTCAGGATCCGGTTGTATACCTGCACACAGGCATCAACAGAAGTGTGACCAAACAAATTGTCCAGTCTGTTCCATCGGGATGGATTTCCCGACATTTTCAGAATCGAACCTTTAATCGATATCGAAACCTGAACCGCCCCGGGAATCCTGGAGACTAAACTTCCTGAGAAAGAGGTAAACAGGATGACTAAAAATACTCGTTTTTCCCCCGAA